TGCAAGGTAGCACCGCCGCTACGACTGCTGAAGAGTATTTTGCTGGCAGCGTAGTTGAAACCGTGCGACAACGTGCTGAACTTTATAAGGTTGGTCCTTATTACGTTGGTCCTGTTGACCCACAGTTTCGCCAAGATGGCAAGCCGTTTGGTTATGTCGAGCCCGAGCCAGTAGACAACGACACTACTGAGCCCGATGGAGGTGAAGTATGACGCTTGTTTGGCGGCCAGGGTTTCAGTTTGATGCTGATGCCTCCACTTACATCGAAGCGGTGGAGGCTGCTGACACACAGGCATTGGAAACTGGTGTCCGTTACGCCATCAATGATTTTGTCCTTGGCTGCAAGAATGATGGCATCTGGGATGCAATTAAGGCGTGTTGCATCCTTGCTGGTGCTAGGACGTTGAGTGGTGCGTTGGTTCCACTTGTAGGGGCTGCACCTACTAACAACAACTTTGTCTCTGGAGATTACAACCGGGAGACTGGGTTGCAGGGTGATGGGAGTACGAAGTATTTGGATAGCAATAGAAGTAATACGGCTGATCCAGAAGACGACAATCATTTAAGTGCGTGGTCGGCAGTTGAGGGAGGCGACGGTAATCTAATTGGAGTAGATTCCAATCATATTCAACTGGAACCAGGACTAAGTGTTTTGTACGCACGCTCTAGATCGTCAACTCCAGATAGCTTGTCAGGTTCAAGCTGGACTGGACTGGCTGGAATTAGTAGAAACAACTCTAGCGTTTTCAATTTTAGAACCAATCAGACAACAGCAACTTTTAGCAGAGGCTCAACGTCTTACACAGCAGGCAACGTGTTTGTGTTTAGGAGAAATTCAACCGGAGTCTATTCCGACGCCCGCCTCTCCTTCTACAGCATCGGTGAATCCCTAGACCTCGCCGCCCTTGACACCCGCGTGTCTAACCTTATGACAGCTATCGGAGCAGCAATACCATGACCTACACACAAGTTTCCAACACTACGACCGATGGGGAGGTGACATCATGAGCCCTATTTATGTGCCGGGGAAGGTGACGCTGGCGAAGGAGTTCACCGTCCAAGATTACATGTGGAATTTTCCGCAGCAATATGGACTGTGGTCCCCGGTCGAGATCACCACAGCGCTGTGGCTTGATGCGGCGGATGCGAGCACGATCACCGAAAGCGGTGGAGCGGTAAGTCAGTGGGATGATAAAAGTGGGAATGGTAGAGATATTAGTCAAGCATCATCTACTCAGCGCCCTACCCTTGCAACAACAGGACTGAACGGCAAACCAACACTAGATTTTGACGGCTCCAATGATTATTTGTTTAACGCTTCGGTCGGAGCTTCTGGACTATCTAATGCAACAATTATTTCCGTCTTTAAGCAAGTAACGGGAGGACCCACTGAAGATCACCAAATCAACATTGGACAAACTGGTACTACAGGCAAAGTCCGAGGTTTTTACCGTCCAGGAAACGCTACGGTGTTAGGTTTTGGAGGTTGGGCAAGAATCGCAACTTCTTCTTTTTCGTTAGATATTGGCGGCGCTCACCACATTTTTGGTTTCGCCAACACTGCGCTGTCTGGTTCAAATAATCTGCAAATTTTCAAAGACGGATCCGTTGAAACCTTGACCACTTCCGCTGCGCTATCTACAACTTTAGACGGCTTTTCAGTCGGCGCTCTGCAAGGTGCATTAGTAGGAAATTATTACTCCAATATCTCTGTTGCGGAAATTATTGTTTTATACGAAGCAATCTCTACCGTAAATCGCCAAAAACTAGAAGGCTACCTAGCCCACAAATGGGGACTCACTGCAAACCTCCCTGCTGATCACCCATACAAAACCGTAGGACCGACGCCATGACCTACACAAACCACGGCAGCGTAGTCACTGCCGTTAATGGCACTATCATTTGCAAGGCAGACGTTGTAAGCTTATCGAAACTGAAAAGACAATGACCGGTTTAAACCTTGACTTCTCCTCTGTTATTGACGAACTGCCCAGCCAAAGGCAACGAGGTGCAGATGTATCTTGGCACCGGACAAAAATCTTTCCCTGTGCAATACTATCCTGGTGTACCGACTGCAAGCAGTATTTGCCAGTGACAAGTTTTTATATTTACAAGAAACAACAAAAATCGCGTCTTGACATTTTAAATAACAAAAGGGCCAGTCATTGTCGTGAATGCTCTAATAAACGTTTTTTGCAAATTGATCCACGGTCTAAGCTTTTAAACTCAGCGAGGCAAAGGGCTACATCAAAAGGTTTAGAGTTTAGTTTAAAAATTGATGATATTGTAATTCCTGAATATTGCCCCGTGCTTGGCATCAGACTTGAAGCAAGTATTGGTGAAGGCAGGAAAAGCCTTGATCAGCTTGAGCACTCTCCCAGTCTTGATCGAGTAGATAATACAAAGGGCTATACAAAAGACAATGTTATGGTCATTTCACTTAGGGCTAATAATATTAAAAAGGATGCAACTTTAGCAGAATTAAAAGCTTTGGTAAAGTATGTAGAAGATTTTCAATCTGCCACTACCATGCCAAATTGTAGAAAGTTATCGGCGTATTACCAATCTATCGCCGTATTACCAATCTATCGCCATTCGGAGGTGTTGCGATGAGCTGGATTATTACGGGGAAAGAAGCTGATCCACTGCTGCTGGATTCGTATTCAGGTGCCGCCGCTGCATACAGCCTTCGCCAACTGAGCTGGGCATATGGTGGCCCAGTTGTCCGCGTCCGCCGCGATAACGACAACGCCGAACAAGACTTCACCGCCACAGAGGTGAGTGACGGCACGCTTGCTGCGTGGGTTGGTGCTGGGAATGATGGTTTTGTACGGACGTGGTACGACCAGAGTGGCAATGGATATGACTTTGTGCAGACAATTTTATCTAATCAACCTACATTAGTCTCTAGTGGAGCTTTGGTTTTAATTTCCGGCAAGCCAGGAATACAAACAGTCCTGGATGACACCCCCAATGCCATAGGGTTAACAGTTGACTCGTTTCCCGTTTCTCAGCCGTTCACTGTTTTCGCTGCTGCCAATAGGGCTACAACGGATAATAGGCAGGTTCTTTTAGCGACAGACGACGTTGTAACTCGGCTTGCGCTAAACGGAATCACGTCTGCAATTCAATCCGGAGCCGGAGCTGACGTAGTTTACGCAACTATTACTACAGGAAAGCAACTTCATTACGGATTTTACAGCGGAGCAAACTCTGAATTTGCGCAAAACGGAGCAATTGCAACAACCGGAAACGCTGGGACCAATTCATTTGCTGACTTAAAATTCAGCAAGACTTCAGGCGGCAGTAATGTTTATGGATGGATTGGCCAGATATTTGAAGCAATAATTTACCCCTCCGACCAATCCACCAACCGCGCCGCCATCGAAGCCAACATCAACGCCCACTACAGCATCTTCTAGCTCGCCCTCGTAGTGTCCCCGACTAGCATGTAGCCATGGCATTCACTGAAGACCTAACCGTATTCCTCGACACCGCTGAGTTTGCGGTGCCGCCTCCTAGATGCCCGCGTCACCACACTTATGTCCGACATTGGAGCAGCAATACCTTAACCCGCCCTCGTAGTTAGCGTGTAGCCCTAACCCACTCAACATCTATTTCGGATTTTATTTTGACAGCAACGTTGGTAACGTCTAAGCTAAACCCATTAAACTGTTAAAAACGCTCCAAACATCATGACGCTTGCAGGCCCATTGCGCAGGGTTGCATCAAAACTCATGAATAAGTTTGGCAGTGATGTCACTATCCGCTCTGTGACAACTGGGGCTTACGATCCAGTGACCGGCACTGCAGCAGAAACTACAACTGATATTGGTGTAAACGGAACACTGGAAGATGTAAACCTCAGCGAGGTTAATGAGCTGATTCAGGCTAGTGACAAGCGATTGCTGATAGCAGCACTTGACTTAAATGGGACAACCATCACCACAGCTGATCGCGTCATCATTGAAAGCATTACTTATCAAGTAATATCAATCAATACGATTGAACAGGACAACCAGCCTATTACTCATGAATTGATACTGAGGGCTTGATTATGGCACGCATTATTAAACTAAATCAGATCGCTGAGTTTATGGGCGATCAGGTTGATCAGCTTGTGCGTGCGATGACGCTTGAAGCTGAAGGTCGCTTAAAAGAAGAAACGCCTGTTGACACTGAAAGGTTGCGCGGCAATTGGCAAACAAAAATCGAACCAAAGCTAGGCACGATCAGCAACAATCTTCCATATGCTGAGCCCGTGATGTATGGCACAAACTTGCCTGCATCTTGGGGCGGCAAGTACCGCACGCGGCAGGGTACAAAACCAGGCTTTCCTGAACTGATTGCTAAAGAACTTGAAGCCTATGCACGGGCAGAATATGAGCGTATTAAACGGAAGAGCTGATGGCAGCCGTAAACCTGAACACTGTTCGAGCAACAATTGAAAGCAGGCTTGCAATTGAACTTGCAAGTTCTCCGGCTATCCCTGTTGTGTTTCACAATATGGATTACAAGCCTGCGGTCAATGCATCATGGGTTCAATGTCTAGTAAGTTTCGGCCAAAACGAATACTTGAGCCAAGGTTTGACAACTGACTCTCAAAATCGCGTCGTAGGCTTATTGCTGCTGAACATTTTCACCCCACAAGGCGAAGGCCCTGGCGCCAACTATGTGATAGCTAAGCGTGTGCGAGACCTTTACAATAGAGTCATCGTGTCGGAGGTTTACTTCGATGCAGCCAACGGCCCATCAGTATTGGCTCCGCCTGTACCCGAGGGCTATTTTCAAACTCAGGTCCGTGTGACCTTTGAATTTATCGAGGAACTCTGACCATGGCCACCATTCGAGGTGAACAAGGCTCCGTCCAATTTGATGCTGCAGGTTCAGCTAATGCTACTGTCGTTGGCACTCGTAGCTGGAGTCTGACTACTACGAAAGAAACGCTTGACACTTCAGTTCATGGCGACACTTTCCGTAGTTTTGTCGGCAGCATGATTTCTGGCAGCGGTACTGTCGAGCTGGTTTACGATCCTGATGCAACCGGCCAAGCTGGTTTTCTTGAGGATGTGTTGACCACGGCAGATCCTGCAGACGCAACCTTTGAGCTGTTTACGACTGGTAGCGTTTCCGGTACTGATTCGATCAGTTTTGCTGGCATCGTTACTGACATGGAGATTAGCTCCAACGTTGGTGATCTTGTGGTTGTTAGCTGCAGCTTTATTACCAGTGGAACTATTACAGGCAACCTTGAATAATTAAGGATGCTGGACTAAGCTTTGGGGCATCATGCTTTGTCGTTGAATGCCAGCTCCTAAATCTCGAACAGTCGATTTGCTGGTTGAGGCGTTTGACCTTAACCAGCGTCGCAAATTTGAGCTTAAGAACGCAGCAGGCGAAGTCGTAATTGAGCTGTATTTTAAGCCGATCACTCGGGCTGATCGCAAGAAAGCGCAGACGATGGCGCAAAGCGAAGAAGCTCTAGACATTAGCACTTACATGCTTTGTCAAATGGCGGAGCTAAAGGATGGTGAAAAAGCTTTTGCCATGGCGGATGCACCCAAGCTGCAGCGACAGCTACCTGAGTCAGTGTTAAATGAGGTTGAGTTGTTTTTGTTTGGCCTTGGTGGTGAAGAAAGCCTGAAGGAAGCAAAAAACGATTAGAGCAGGACAGTTGGCTCTTTTTTGAGTTTCATCTGGCCTGCGAGCTTGGCATGACAGTAAGCAAGCTCCGCACCGAACTTACGGATGCGGAGTTTGTGCATTTTGCTGCTTACTACGAGTTGAAGGGTGAACGTGAGAAGGATGCGATGGATCGCGCAAAGCGAGGTCATCGATAAACTGAACGTATTGCAGAGCGTGCCGTGGCAGTATCCAACGTTGAGCTTAAGGTTGATGGCCGCAGCGCGACAAGAGAACTTAATCGTGTCAATGCGGCGGTTGGAAAGCTACAGGGTGCTGTCGGCGGTTTGGTTGCAGGTTTTACCGCTGTTCAGACTTTCAAATTTGTATTTGCTAAAACAGCGGAGCTAGAAACACAAACAAAAAGCCTCAAGGTGCTGACGGGCTCCTTGGAGAATGCAAAAAGCATTATTAAAGAGCTGCAAGACTTTGGCGCAGTTACACCGTTCACAAGTGCAGAGTTAATTGAGACTTCTAAGCGTTTGAAGGCGTTTGGTGTCGAAACAAGCAAGCTTGTAGACACAACAAAAAGGTTGGGTGATATCGCCGGTGCGACGGGAGCTGACCTTAGTGGAATTGCGACTGCTTACGGCCAAATCCAAGCAAAAGGCAAGCTGCAAACAGAAGAATTGCTGCAATTGCAAGAGCGTGGCGTCGATCTTGCTGGCGTATTGAAAAAAGAATATGGTCTGACTGGTGAGGAATTTAGCAAAGCATTGCAAAAGGGCCAAATCAGTGCTGAAGCTGCTGAATTTGCACTGAAGAAACTTACTGACGCTGGTGGTCAATATGCAGACGGCGCAATTGCTCAATCCGACACTTTGTCTGGAAAATTTAGCACGCTGCAGGATAACATCGACCAACTTGCAAGAACAATCGGCCAGGTTTTGTCTCCTGTAATTAAAGGGGTGTTTGATCAGGCAATTCAGGCGTTAGGTGCCATAAACCAATTGCTTGCAAGTGGTCGCGCTGGAGCATTCAACCGAAAAATTGGCGGCATTAGCTCGGCAATCACTTTTGGACTTACATCGCAGGCAGTCGATGATATCGAAAAGTTTTTAGGTCAAATTTCTTCTCAAAAAAACAAAGCAGGAATTCAACAGAATATTCAGGCTTTGACACAGCTAAGCAACGTTTTGCAAAGGATTGGGGCAGAGGATCCAAACGCCGGAAGAGCGGTGGCCTTGCAAGGGCGAATTATGAAAATGCAAAGTCAAAATTTGCAAGCTTTAAAAGATTTACCTAAAAACCAGTTAAAAGAAATAACACTGCCTTCGCTAACGCCTAGCAACGCTACCTCTCGTGCAAGCAAAGCAGCAAAAGAACGTGTTGACATGTCTGAAGCAATGTTTACTTTAGAACAAAAACGACAATCACTAGCTTTTAGCAATAATGAATTGTTGAAAATTGAGCTTGACCGGCAGATTGAGGTTCAGCGAATTATGGAATCAAATATGTTGCCTCGTGAAAGAACGATTGCATTGCAAGAATCAACCAATCAAGCTCTTAAGCGTGGCGCTCAAGTCTTAAAGCCAATGATTGAAGGAGTTGCAGAATTGCAGCAAGGCGCAAAAGACGCCGGCACGGCTTTTGCTGAATTGTTTATTAAAGCAGACAACAAAAAACTTGCAGAACAAGCTGCAAAAATGGATCAGCTTTACCGTTCAATTGGCGATTCAATTCAGACTGGCATTGTTGATTCGCTAACGGCTGCTGTAGAAGGTACGAAATCGCTTGCTGAAGTAGCCTCTGACACGCTAAGAAGCCTTGCCAATATCATGTTGAAATTCGGTTTGCAGACGTTCCTGGGCGGTCTTGGTGGTGATGATGGCGTTGGATTCTTTAGTAAGCTCTTTGGTGGTGGCAGAGCCTCTGGAGGCACCGTAAAAGGAGGTACGTCCTACCTTGTTGGTGAACGTGGCCCTGAATTATTTACGCCTGGTCGTACTGGCAGCATTGCGCCAAACAACTCCATGGGTGGCGCTAACGTAACAGTAAACGTAGATGCTTCTGGCTCACGTGCTCAAGGTGACAATGCAAACGCATCACAACTTGGCAAAGCAATCGGTGCAGCTG